TTACTCTTTACCGAATACGTTGTTCTCTTGCTCTTGTACACGGATAAAAGTTGTACGCTTAGTTAGCTCTTTTAGCTTCGCTGCGCCGACGTATGTACAAGTTGAACGTACACCACCAAGGATGTCAGAAATTGTGTTGTGAACAGAACCACGGTATGGAAGTAAAACAGTTTTACCTTCTGCCGCGCGGTACTTAGCAACACCACCTGAGTGCTTGTCCATAGCCGACTGAGACGACATGCCGTAGAACTTAACAAAAACAATCAACACTACATTTAAATCAACAACTTAAGTTAATTTCAATGTATATAAAAACAGTAATAAGTGGCGATTTATACCCATAAATAACGCTGTTTTACAATGAATGCCGCCATTTTTGCCGCCACTTTTAACTTGCCTGCATGGTGGAGGAACATTTGAGGAGTCCGCTTACATATCAATCAATTCTAACTCGGATTTTACAATAACTAGTTAATGCGCTGACATTGCACACGTCCAACATTTCATACTGATAAAATCACGCGTTATTGGATACTTATTGTGGCAAAAAATAGGCATGAAGGTTTTGCAAAGGCATATAAAGAAGCAACATATCTTTATATCGCATACTCAAACAGATCTCATCTGTTTAAAATGGGCATCACAAAAAACACCCAAGATCGCTTACGTAACTTAAACTCGCATCGACCTGATGATAGCGGTGATTGGAAGTATGTGGGATATGTGAAAATAGGTCCCAAAATCACAGGTATAATTGAATCCCAAACCGCTACGTCACTGAAGCAGTTCAATATCCATCGTCCCTTTGGTGGAAAAAAAGGTTACTGCCGAGAACTATACAGTTGCCCGCTTTCTGTCATCTTAGAATACTTACACTACAGGCTTCTTCCTGAAGAGCGCAAAGCCCTAGCTAAATCAATCATGCAAAAGAACACAAAATTCAGAATGCATAACGGCAAATTGGTTAGCTTCTTAAAACCAACAGCAGACGACAACTTAAACCCTAGTTCGGTAAAAAAGCGAAACAAAAACAAAAAACAAACACCTAAGCGTATTAGGCGTACTGATTTAACGCCGATGGCACAGATGCTTCAAGATAAGCACAACATAGCGGTCTATGTTTAGTCTACTAGACTGTTATTTAATAGTTCCAAATAAAACAAGCTTAAAACCCTACTTTACGTAATCCCCTATTGCGTGAGCTGTTTTTTATGCGGCAATAGCCTTTATCTCAACAACCAACCTATACGCACCTTCTAGCACATCTCTTTCTTGAGTATCTAGGGCTTCATTGGCTTGCTTTAACGCATACAGATTATCTAGCATCACAATTAGGTCGTGAAGTAACGGAACTATCCGCTTATCTACACTTGTGATGTACTCCTCTAACTCTTCATCAGAATGCCATCTTTTAGGCTCTCCCCCCAAAGCAATAACAATAGCTGTTCGTAAGAAGCGGCATAATGGTACGAGTTCTGGGGCGATTATTAACATATGAACGTAATTGAAAGTATTTCATTTATTCTGTCCACATACCTTTTAAAGAGCAACTTTAGCCTACTATCTATCGAGTCAGTTAACAGAATAACTTCCCGCTGAACTCCCCGACTCGACTATCACCTTAGCGTTTTGATTGATTTCATCTACCACAGCGTTCGCAATGGCTTCAGCCATCATGCCAGCCATTGCGAATTCACCATCGAGCACAAAGCCCTGGGCTTTCAATTCTGTTTCTATTTTTTGCTTTAATGATGCTTTGCTTATTGCCATTGTTACTTCCCTGCATAAACGGTTTTTGAAACGTCCACATGCGGTTTTCCCATGAAGGGGCAGATGCTTGCGCCGGTACAAACACCCTTTCCTCCATTGAACTTGATGGTGTCTGCGTCTTCGGTGATGTTCTTAGCTTTGATGGTTCTTTTGCCTTTGACGGTTTCGGTGTGATTACCATCAATTTCAGCGACTCGATCTTCTAGCACTTTGATTTGCTGAGTGAGGCATTCAAGCTTATCGGCTTGGTCTGTCTTACGTTCAAAGTTGCCTTTCTTGTCGACTAACTGATAAACACCTTTGCGCTGTTGGTATCGGCTTTCGCCTTCTTTGATGCCTGGCAGCTTGAAACCAAGTGGCAGCACGCAACGAATAAAGGGCTTATCCGGCTGGCCAAACATAAAGCCGAGTTCAACAATACTACCGATTGCCGGCGGATCTAAACGACCAGCATGATCACCCAGACCAGGAACGGGAAGCGGCACCGCCTGCAGTGGTGACTTATCCTCATACTCCATGCCCTTTTCATCAAGTAGCTGGACATCCACCGCGTAGTGTGGGTAAAAGCGATCAGATAAATCACCCTCTTCTGGTAGCTCTGGGAGCGCAACCACCTTTCCCCAGCGTGGTAAGTGCCATCGCCCTGTCAGTTCAGGGAACAACCTAAAGATAATACGCTTAATGGTGTTTACATCCATGTTAGCTTTGCCTCCGTTCCTTCAAACTCAATACCGACTAATCGAAGACCATTCACCACAACACCGGGCTTGAGTTTTGGGATAGCCGGTATCTTTACCGATTTGTTGGCCGTGTGGTTGGTCATGAGCGCATTGGGCAAAGTGATCGGCTTATCTGCCCAAAATGAATCAGCCCAGCTGCCGACATACACTTGGCCGTTGCCTTGCTGCTGCCAAAACAAGTCATCGATGCTAAACGCCTGGGCTAGCTCATCGATGACTCGATACCCATTACCATCGCTATAGAAACAAGGAATGGCTGTTTTACTGTAAGCCTTTTCTGGTACCACAAATTGAAGCCCCGTTTTATTGGTGACCTCACTCAGCAGCTGCATAAGTGTGGGATGGCGTAATATGATATTGAGCTGTTTATAGAGAATGGCCGCGAGCTCACGGCAAAACACTTTTGACCATCCTTTTTCAGACGGTAGAACGCGTTCGATGTAACCCAAGAAGACGCGAGTAATGTCATCACCCCACCCTAAATCAATTGCGATGAGTGTATTTGGCTCAGGGTTACCTTCAACGGAAAGCTCACAACGACCAGGCGTATTTTCACTGAAGACGATGCGATGGCTTTTCACCTTAGTTTTCTCTTTACCCAGGTAAGCGCGGCAAAGAAACTTGTTGTTGGTTGTCATTGTTCACGCCCTCGTTTAAGCCAGCGCATTATCCACGCTTTTCAGTACCTTCATTACGCCCGTTAATTCCACTTGCGTACCTGGCGGTACATCGTTGGTGTGTCCTGTTTCAACCGGTGTATTCACACCCTGCACTTTTTGCTGCGCTGCAGGTTTATCAGGTTGGCGCTGTTCAACTCGCTCTGGCACAGACAGGTGTTCGACCAGCTCAAAAGAGACACTCCACTGGCGATGAGACTCTTGCTCATCAGCACGAACTACCCCTTGGAATTTTACCTGACGAATTTTCAACGCCTCGGCTGTTTTGTTACTGATACGATAGATTTGGCGCGCGTCGCTTTCTTGCGCTTCGGCCATACTGAACAAGTTAGTCAGCAACTGATTTTTGGTAAAAGGGATCACCCCTTTCACCGTCAGTATTTTACCCTTGCTGCCGGTTTCCGCTTGGTCAGTCGCCGAGGTTTGACCGGACATATCTTGTCCGGCCAATTGCTGGCGAACGCTAATACGCAGGTTCTTGAGTGGGAGCTGAGCACCGTTAAGAATAAGCACGTCATCGACCTGGCATGGTTGGCCAAATGACCTCTTCCGCCTGACTAAACGCCTGGGGGATGTCTCGCAGTGCTTGTCTGTAAGTAAGATAACTTTCTTTGACTTCATCACTTAGCGGCGCATCAGGCATCATCACCCAATCCGTTTTGGCAATAAGTACATCACGGCGCTCTCGAACCTCTAGCCACTCTTCTTCAACTAAACCGTGTTCAGTCACAATCAATATAGTCATGCTAACCCCTTATTAAGCGTGTTTTTTCGCAATGGTTTTCGTGAAATGGTCTTTAAGGTTATACAACCTGGTGTGTTTACGACCTTCCGGCCAAATCCCAGGAACGACGGTCGGCAGAGCGATCATGACCACATCACCGACTTCGGTCTTATCGCTAAAAACAAGATCAACATGCGTGTACCTTGCGGAACCAGGGGCGCTTTTTACGACAGTCCGTTGCTGAACCCATTCACCATTCGTATCTCCACCAATCCAACCCACCGAGGTTTTGCCAATCACTTTGGCATAACGGAGAAAGGAAGTTGCGGGGTCACGTCTTAAGTGCTGGTCAGCAATATGAGCGTCATAACCCGTACGCTCGATAAAAGACGTATCAAGTACTCTAATTTTTAATATATTGAAGGAACCAGACCAATGTTTAGTGTCTGCGCCTATCCCCATAAAATCGAGTAATGCTCTAGCTTCTTCATGTCGTTCCACCGGAACGGAGCCCGAGGTCGCTGGAATCATTTCCAAATGGCAACAGTCTAGAAGGTCCGGCTTCACTCCCCAACCAAGAGGAATTTGGTTAATGACCCCTTGCTTGTTCGGCTGCTCTTGAACAAGGACATCTTTCATATCAGAATTGTAATTCACTGCCATAAAACCCAATTGGTCGGCAGTACTTTCGATAGCACTTTGCGCCTTTGTTTGGGCGTCCGAAACGGATTTATCAATGCCCGCCATTTTTTGATTCACTTCCGTAGCCAAAGCCTGACTGGCTTCGGTTTGTTGCAGTGACGCACTAATGGCCTGTTTTAATAAAGCATCGGTATTGCTCATGTTATTTCTCCATTACTCTGATTTTTTCGTTCAGCTTCATCAGCATTTGCGTTTGTTCAACCGTATTCTGTTGCGACTTCAGCAACGCCGTGGTCAAAGACACATCCATATCAAACCGCCTGTGCTCTGATAATCTATGAGTCCGATTCATTTCAAGTCTCAGCTCGCCATACCGACGCTCACGAATCATCGCTACGGTGTTCATTTCATCTAAGCGCATTCCTAATTCACGGTTGGCTTCTGACAACATCAAGTTTTCATGGCTTTGCTCAACAACATCCTTTTGGGTCTCAATGAGCCCGACAGTCAACTGGGCGAGTAAAGTGTCCATGTCATCGAGCTTGGCTTCGTAATTAAACTGCCACGTCTCTGGCGTCACGGTAATATTGGTGATGGCCTGAGCGCCGGAGAACTTCAGCAAGAAGTTGCGCGTTAAGTTGTTGCCTTCCTCACTGGTGCGTTCGTTGTTCTTACGTTTGGATTGCACCACCATGTGATTGGCTGATATCAACACCCCTTCTTCGCTGACCAGCCCGAGCCAATTGAATTGAAAGTTGCCCACCGTGTTATCTAAAATCAGCGAATAAACAACCTCGTTTCCATTCACACAAGCGCTACGCGTCGGTGCACTGCGAAACACAATCAGTCCACTCGCCGGAAGCGATTGGTCTCTTCGTGGCGGTATCAGAGGATCTAAGTTTGGCACATGCGCCAACACAAACTCACGGATCACCAAGGGCTGTTTTGCTTGTTGTTTTCGAGCAATAAGCTGCTCACCTGCAATGGTAATGACTGCCATAACCTATCCTATTGATGCGCTGTACGTTTCATGGGTGTGACTGAACTCGGTGACTGAAATATGAGGATAAGCCGCCGTTGTCACATCAAAGCTGTATCGACGGCAGGTCCTGCCATATTGGCGAACCAAGGCGTCCATCAAGCCAGGGACTTCATTCAAATCGCTGTCTCGTACTTTCACGCTCACCACGTCCCAAGGGTAATAGTTCAAACGCTCATCGATTTCGATATGGGGATAACCCAGCTGATCGAACATGGTTTCCCAGCCCACCTCTGAGCCGCCACCGGTTGCAAAGGCGTAAGCAAAATTCACTCGAATACGGTAGATATGCTCGGGCTCTTTAGGCAGACGTTCGATGTCGCGTTGCCAAGCCATCAAATCAACAAATTCGATAGGGGCGGCCATCGGGTCTAACTGCCTAAGCGGCCACTCCAATACGTCTTGTACTCGCGTCCAATACCCAAGCAAAGCCTGTCCTAGTTTGTAGATCTCGCCCTTACCCATCCAATGCTTGAGCGTAAAGTTAGGCCGTTTCAATACTGACCTCCAAATGGCCCATTCTTGGTACTTCCATGCCATTGGTTAGATCAGCATTATCAAATTCAATCGATTCCAATACGGAGAATTCACCGTGCAGCTCTTGGGCCAATCTCGAAAAACTAAACCGCGAAGAAGGCTTGGTTTTGGTCACTTTATAATCGGTGTTCTGCCTAAAGGCCGAGCCAATAAAAAGCGCAATATTAGTTTCAAGCTGCGCGCTCTCTTCTATCGACAGTATTCGCCCTATCCACACTCGACACTTCACTGTGATGGTATTGCCTGGCATGGCATACACTCTTAAATCATCACCATGGCCATGATTCCCTTCGTGATTAATGTGCGTGTTTAAATCGGCCAGCATTTGAGGCGATGGCTCCCCAGAATCCAATAGAATAAACGCATTCGCCGAACCAGGGCCTCGGGGCGCGTTGTGCTTGAAGTAGACATTTTCACTGTTGATACCGGCGCGCAACATCAGCAATGAACGATAAGCCGCATCAATGTGCCATTTCGCCACCCCACTAAATTGATTGCGAATGCGCACCCTCAATTGGTCGTCACTCTCTTCATCGGCGCCCGCTTTGATTAACCAATCGGCGGTATTCACCGCACGGCTAATACCTGGAACCGCCGTGGTTAGGACATGGAAATACCCTTCGCCTAGATTAAAGGCCGCGCCTTCATGCTCGGCCTCCACCTTGCCAACCGTTGACGCTTCATGCTCTTGCAGTGTCGTGTCCTGGCTTAATATCACTCGGTAAACTGTGCCGTTAATGGGGTCGGTTTGTATCACCGTGCCTTTGGGTACGACAATGGCCGGCCCTTGCTTCGCGGCTCGGTGTATCACCACTTGCCCCGCCGCTTTGGTCGAGGGCTTTCGCTTCACGTTGAATTGCCACGCCCATAAATCGAGCCATTTGTCTTTTGCCGTCGCCACGAACATATTGGGCAACACGTACCCAACCAGAAATCGGTTCACCAACCACACCGTTGGACCAATCACCATGGTTTCAATTAAGCGCCAAAATGGAGAATACTGAGAATCGTTTGCGATGGTGCTGCCTTGCTTTCGAGCTTCCTCTTTGAGAGTCGCTTTCCACTCTGAGGCTTCGAGCGGTAGCCCTGCCTTTTCAGCAAGCTCAGTAAAGTTCGGTTTCGGGATATCAGTCAAAGTTCACCTCTGTGCTTACGCTGCCAAAGCGCACTGTTTCTGCAAAAATATAAATTTGCCCATCGTTCACTTCTTCGATGCGAACCGTACCAGGCACCAGACGAACGTCTTCTTCGACCAACAGTTCGAGTTGCGTACGCGCGTCGGCTTTTTTCGCGGGACTACGTTCAGCTATCAAATGGATCGCGACATTACTTTCAATAATCGCGTGTTTAATGTCTTGTGCTATCACCGCACGGTCATGAATCAACACTGGGTTACGGCCGGCATCGAGTACCACGTCACCGTTTTCAATGAGAATGTCTTGATAAAAGAACTCCGCCATTAGCCCGCTGCCATTTCTAGTTCGCTCGCCATGTCTTGTGGGCTACTCATGTAAGTGGGATAAATTGCAACACCACCGTAATTGGTTGAACTCGTTTGGTAGCTAGCAATACTCTTGGCCGCGCCACCTGGCTGGACTTGAGCTTGAGGCGCTGCGCTTTGCACTGACTTAGATTTCACTTCTAACTCATCACTTTCACTGCCAAAGCCTGGTAACCAATCAACAAGCCCTTTTAGGTTTTCCCAAATCCCCGCCAACTTATCCGTAAACCAACTAAAGACACTGCCAAAGACATTTCGCATCGAGTCGGCCATTTGTCCAATGAAGGCAAAGCCACTGGTATCAGTAAAACCACTCATTACCCATTGCCAACCTGCAGACAGAAATTGAAACAGCGTTTTAAATGGCAGCGTCAGCAGCTCTAACGCCCCTGAAATCACGGAAAACCACCCAGTATCTGCCATTTCTACTTTCAGCATTTGCCAACCAAAGACCAAGCTTTTAAATCCGTTGCTTAACGAATCCACCACCTGACCAATAAACGTAAAACCACTGGTATCAATAAAACCACTCATCACCCATTGCCAACCTGCAGACAGGAATTGAAACAGCGTTTGAAATGGTAACGTCAGCAGCTCTAACGCCCCTGAAATTACGGTAAACCACCCAGTATCTGCCATTTCTACTTTCAGCATCTGCCAACCGAACACCAAGCTTTTAAATCCGTTGCTTAACGAATCCACCATCTGACCAACAAACGTAAAACCACTGGTATCGGTAAAGCCACTCATCACCCATTGCCAACCTGCTTTGATAAACTCAAACAGGGTTCTAAATGGCAGCGTAATTAACGCGATTGCGCCCTCTAAAACTTGAAACCAGGTCGTATCACCAAACGACGCTTTCAGGTCGGCCCAGTAATAAATCAGAGCCCCAACCGCTGCAATGGCGGCCACAACACCGGCAGCAATTAAGAAAATAGGGTTAGCCAGTAACGCCACCGATAGTTTCAAGAACGCCCACGTAGCGCCCATCACCCCTTTTGATAATCCCCACATCGCCACCGTGACGGTTTTGGTCACGCCTACACCTAAAGTCATCGTTGCCCAAGCCACTTTCAAAGCGCCAGATATCATGGTCAACAGGCCACCTGCAGCCACCAAGCCCAAAAGAGCTACGCCAGCAAAGCCAATGTATTTGGTGAGATTTGGGAACATCTGTGTCCATTCGATGATTTCCATCGCGCCATCAGACAAACTTGAAACCACAGGTAAAAGAGCGGGCAACAATGCTGCGCCAAAGGCCGTTCGCACCGCAAACACGCCTTGCTCTAGCCGTTCCCATTGGTCGGTCATGGCGCCAGCCATTTGTTCGGCGACATCCAAACCCTTAACTTGGCCAAGCTCAGAAATAGAGTTGGCAAGACCATCCGTGTTTTGCATCAGCAGCTGGATCATGGCCGACGCTTCTTTGGTACCAAACGCTTTGCTCAGTTCAGCCGCTTCTGCTACCGAAATCGTGTCACCGTAACGGCCTTTAATTTGGTTAAGAATGTCGACAATAGGCAGCATCTGCCCTTGAGCATTAGTGAACTGCATGTTCAATGCTTCTTGAGCTTTTGCGGTACCCGCCAAGAACGAGCGGTATTTTGTGCCCGCTTCGCTGCCACTCATCGTGGCTTGCAACGTACCGAGAATCGCCATTTGCTCGGTCATGCCGACACCAACAGAGGTCGCCGCCGCTCCAACAGAGGTAAACGCAGAAGACATACCAGCGCCAGTCGTTTTGAACATCTGCACAGCTCTGGCCGTTTGACCACCTAGCGTGTTCACCCAATCCGCTTTGCCCATTTCATTGGCCGAGTTTTGAAAAATGCCATACATGGTCCCAACGTAATTGGTGATGGTTCCAGTATCCGCTTTCGTTGCAGCCGCGAGCACACCCGACGCTCTCGTAAACTCAGACAGCTCGTTACCTCCTAATCCAGCAATCGCGGATTGGATATCATAAGAAGCGGCCACAAACTCCGTCGCTGACTTTCCATAATCCACAGAGAATTTCATTGCCGTTTGAGCAAGGGTTTTGAGTTGGTCATCAGCAACGCCGAGTGACTTGACTTCACCGAGCTTTCTATCCATTTCAATGGCTGGCATTAAAGCTTGTTGCAGGGCAAAACCTGCGCCTACCATGCCAGCTGCGCCCGAAACCATCGTTTGAGTACCTTGTTTGTAGGTATTCGTGACATCGGATATTTGGCGCTGAATGTTGCCCAGAGGTTTTGATATCTGGTCAATCAATCCAACTTGAAATCTGAGCGCTTCAGGTAACATCAACCACTCTCTTTATGCTGATTAGAGTTAGGCGCCAAAAGCTTTGGCCACCCCACTTGCGGTAACGGCTTGCATGTTTTCCCAATGGTTCTTCTCTAACCAAATCGCATAGGCAAGATTTTGGTCAGTATCAGGGGCATCGGGTAGCCACTTACGCCGCCACGCATACATCTTTTGCCTGTCACTGCCATCAATGGCCGCGACAAGCGCATCTATTTTTTTACGGAGATAACAAGCTTCGGCGTGTACTCTTTAAGAACCGCACCATAAATCTGCATTGCTGCACCGGCGTTCTCTTTAGTCATCTCACGCAGTGCGTCTTTTGAACCTTCACTCACACAGCTCATCAAAAAGTTGTGTGCTGCCGCGCTTGCATCACCCGAAAGGATGGTATTTTGCGCTTCGTCGTATTCTGCCGGTGTTGGGTTGAATTCAAGGTCGGCTGTTCCAACGGTTAAAACAATGGATTTTGTCATGCTGCTTCTCGCTTTAGTGATTCATAAATTCGGGTGAGTCCGGTTTCAAGTTGACGCTCAAGTCGCTCAAAACCATCCTTCACTTCTTCTTTGGTGGCGTAGCTCTCCGCCACATGGGTTTTATAATCAGCAAGCTCTTTCGAAAGAGAAAACAGCTTGCTAATCAATGCACCGATCAACATCACCAACAAAGTGGCAAGGGCGACCAGCGCAGATAACCAAGTCGGGTCCATCTAACCCCCTTTTACCGCCTGCTTTAGTCCACCAATTAGGCTAAACGGCTTTTGCCCCGCAGTGATTTGCTTATCTACGGAACGTTTGTGGATGTTCACACCAAGTACAGCCAGAGCAACAGAAATCAATGGTGTCAGCGCGACAATGGCATTGACGACATTGGCCGCTTCTTTGGGCTCCATAATCATCACAACAAACAGTCCAAAGAACATCAGCGCCCAACTCAAACACAAGGTGTAACCCCAAGTAGGACGCCAACGCCTTACAAATGGATCATGACTCGCCATTTCTACTTTCATTGTTGAGGCTTGTTGGGCTATGGCAAGCTTACGTTCTTCACTTTCCAGTTCAGCATGTTGAAAGGCAAATTCACGAAGCTTTACCCGTTCATCAGACTCAAGCTGTTTAATTTTCAATAACGCTTCTGGGTTATTGATAAGTGCCTGTTCAATGGCTTTCGGGCTGCTGTCCACTCCAAGTGCACTGGCGACCATTCCCGCAACCGCGCCCCCTGCAGGGCCACCGATAACAGTGCCAATAAGTGGCGCTGCGCTACCAAGTAGTGATTTAATTTTGTCCCACATGATTTAATCCTTAACGATGGTGAGTTTGGCTGGTTTACCGTTCAGCTCTGCCATCAACACTTTGAAAGCGTGACTAGAATTGACAACGGCCCATTCATTTCCGACGAAACCAAAATCGACACCGGGTGCTAAACACCCCTGCAGATCACTCGGTTTATTGGCCTTATGGATCAGCACATGAGTTCGAAGGCTTGGCCCGCTGCGGGTGACGCCTAACATTGGCTCTTCTACTGCGTAACAGTGGCCAAAGCGTGGAGATTGATGCGGCAAAAGGTCGTAAGTGCCTTCAACAATGCAAGATTCACTAGGCTTGTTGTTGAGCATTGGTCGTTCAACTACGCAACAGACTTTGGAACCATCAGGGCGATAGAGATACGAATAGGTGCCATGTTCAAAGTAACGGCGTTTCATCAAATAGTGTTTCATCGTTTCATTCGCTCCAATTCGCTTTGGCATTGAGTGCAATATTGGCACCCTGATATGTGTTGGCGGCGAGCTTCTGGAATGGGAACACCGCATTCGCCGCATTCCTGTGCGCTTTCCCGCTGGTTAACTTGCTTAGCCCTTGCCAACTGGTTGGTAAGCGCCACTTCCGTGAATTGGCTTTCAAAGCCACTGGCTTGGTCAAGAACATCAGACATTTCAATCCCTACTTACTGAGTAAACGTTACTGAACCAAATCTTCGGTTTCATCTGGGCGCAAATATGGAACGCCATTGATTTTCACAAAATCTGGACTGGTCACTTCGAACGGCAACTTATGGACTAATGCACTGCCACCATTGGAATCCGCATCGAGTAAGTCTGAGATTTTCAGACGACAACCAAAGGCTTCAATCTTCAATTCGTCTTTATCAATTTTTCCGTAGAACAAGGCATCAAAGTCCGGCATACCGCGCCAAGAGCCGGCGCTTTTAGCGGCTTTGCCTAACCGGTTAAATTGCTGCGTGGTCAGTTCCATTTCACCACTGGCGGCCACATCACCATCGACATAGCCGTCAGGCACACCATTGGTTTTGTTGACGGCAGAATTATCTTCAATCGACAGCGTGACCTTTTGCGCGGTGAGCTTGTAGTCACCCATTGAAAAGTGCATGTTCTTGCCAGAAATACGCATGCTCATGGTTACGCCTCCGTATCTGCAGGGTTAGAGAGATCAAGCCCAATGTTCACAACAATGTGTTTCGGGCAGTTGTGTGGCGTGACCATCAAACCAATCACGACTTTTGTTTTGCTTTGCCACGTGATGGTGACGTCTTGATCGCTTGGTGGCATGATTTCACCAGGGAACGGAATGCCACCAATCTCCGTGGTCTTTGACATATCGCGCATGTCTTTGCTGAAGTAAGTGCGGTTAAGTTCGATACTCGGTGGCGTTGAATTCAGAATGCGGTCAGCAATACGGCGGATCGCTTTGATGCGAACGCGGCGATTCAGTTTGTGAACCGGACGAACGTATTCTAGATATTGATAGTCCCCGCCCTTCGCTTCCAACGTAGTCGCGTCTGTCCAATACACCCCTTCCATGTCGGCATACCATTGCGGCAATGAATAACGCGCATCGGCTAACACTGCGATGGTGCTCATTTCCAGTGGTTTACCTGCGCTATCAATTGGCATTTCACCAAGCCCGAGCACGCTGCCCGTAGCTACTCGCATTGGACTGTCGGCGACAGTCACCGCTCGATCGCACAAGCGCCCACCCAACACACCAATGTTATTGCCATTGAGCATCGGCACAGGCGTCACCATATTGGCCGACACATCTTTCACTAACGCCAATAGACTGGTTTCGTATTTCGCCCAAGTTTGCTTACTCTTATCGATGCCAGGACACGCCGCTAAGAAGAACACCCAACGGCCAAGCTTGCTGGTGAGCTCAGTCGCTTTACTTTGCATCGCTTGAAAATCTGCTTTGCTGGTCACGATGTCCACCACACAAACCCCTTCAAACGAGTCCGTGCGATTAGCAATATCAACCGCTTCCTGCCACGTTTTACCTTCAGCGAGACCAAACACGGCGCCTGTCCAGTTCTGTTTCCCATTGAGCTGCGCCGCTTTGAGGTTAGCGCCCAGAGCGTCATCGGCTACGACCTCATCAAGGTTGGTCATGTTATTCACACGCGTGACTTTGCCTTGCAGTTCAGCTTTATCGGTACGCCCGATATAAAGCAGGTGGCGTTCAATTTCTGGGATCCCGCCTTGCCCTAAATTGAGGTTGTTAACCTCTACCTTTCCGGTTGCCATTGGTTATTTCCTCGCTTATTTTCGCTTTCTGGCCTGCTCAAAAATGGTGATGAGTTGGCGGGTGACTTCGCGTTCCTTACTGCCTAATATCTGACGTTCTTTTAAGGGGATATCCCAAGTCGACACACTCGGTTGATTGCTCAACTCACGAATAATTTGTCCTGCTTGCCCGTGGGTTACGGTAGCCATCAACAACTTGAGTGTGGGTTTCTTCCTTCCCTTGCCACTCTTACGCGGGACCGTGTAACCCAGCTCCCTCAGTTTTCTCGCTTGCCCTTTAGAGCAAGGCGCAGAATAGTTTGGTTTTCCCCACCGCTTTTGCATTTGGCGCTTGGTCATTTTTTGTTTTTGACCAAGGTGATGCCTGGCGGCAATTTTTGCGGTGAGCGGATTGCTCCAAGTTAGGTCGAGCGTATTGGCGTTTCTTACATAGGGGGTCAACCCCTTGACCATACGTCGCATGACTTTTCCGCGCTTATTCCGTTTCTTCGGTGCTAAGGCTTGGCCGTGAATGTCTTTTTGTTGCTGAATACGCTTTCGAGTCTTGGCTTTTTCCCAGCGCCCTAGGGTTTTCAATATCCAAACACGCTTTCTGGGGGGAAGCGCTAACATGGCAAGCTTTTCTTGCAGGTTGAGCACATCCCTTTGATTGACATTAACTGTCGGCTTCATTCACCAACTCCGCTTCTTCGGCGGTATATATCTCGACGGCTTGAACTCGGTATCGAGTCCCGCGCCAAGTGATCATTCCTGCTTCATCAGGTACCAGTTCTATCGGCTCCATCAGTTCAAGTTCAATACTCACATCGGCCGCTTCGCTGCTGATCACATCCACTGATAAAGTCGGGTCTTCAAGCTCTTGCTCGTTACGCTCTTCTTCATGGTCACTTAGCCAGCAAGCAATCAGAGCCAACAAACAGCGTGGGTCTAGTAATTGGTGAGGGAATTCCTCAACCGAGATCACCGCGTTGTATTTCCAGAAACAGGCGATATACCCACCGTTCCCACGGTCTTCACCACTTGGCACTATCGATCCGTTTTCTTGCCACGCATCAATCTTGTTATCGAGCACATTGCTATTGAGGTGACTAACGATGTAATCCGTTAAATGCTCAAGCTTGGTTTTGTTGTAAACCGTGTCGCTCATATCGAATCGATGCCATTAGCACTGCGCCCGAGCAATTGAGAGACATCTTTATTACTTTGAGCTAGGAAACGTGCCGCCTGTTGTGGCTCATCTATCGCCGCGTTGTCCCCTTCTTTACGCCTGTCTTGAGTCGCAAACTCGGGTAACAATTCAGAGTGAGCTCGGCCATACACCGCACGTTTGTACAATGTGGTTTTGGCGATGCTCATTGATGGCGGAATACCATCAACCAACAAGCGATCTAACTTCTCTTGAATATTCAGCGCAGCAATCGTGATGGCCGCAGCAATAGAGTCGTTATCAAACGTATGCGGAATACGGCGTAATTGGCGAAACTCATCGGTCGATAAGCTTGGCCAACCTTCACCAGGTATGGCTTGGTCACTCGTTTTATCCATTTTTCCGCCAAAGCTCATGATTCAACCTTTTTGCTACTGCAGTTAATTAGGGCGCCTCTAGCCACTGAGTCGACGGAATAAGCAGGGTGATGAATCACTTGCTCTTCCTCGTCAGTCGAGGCGCGGTGGCATAGGAGCTGTTTTAAGCTAGAGGTTGTCGCCACTCTCTAATGCTCGGATACGTTGGTCAATGTTATCGATCATGGTGCTGACACCAATCGCGCTGTATTGCTCATGCGCATTTTGAAGATGAGTTCGCGCTTTCTGTAACGTCGCCACATCTCCGACAGAGGCCGCATGAGGCTTACCTTCATCGTTACGCAGTAGGTACAGGCCCGCGAACTTCAACCATTTAGCCGTTGGCTTTTCGTTGATGCTCCAGTCGTCAGTGACCTTCTCAAATACCTGGGAGAAGTAAGGCTCAATCGATTGGCCTTTGTCTGCCATACGCTCTGACCAAGCCAAGACTTCATCCGCACAGAAGGTGGCAAAATCACGCTTGAATCGTTCTGGTGTATCTAGCCCGCGTTCAATAGCGATATCACACCACTTGATGGCGGTTTCTAGATCTTCGATATCAAAGAGCCAAATCACCATCTGAGTAAATAACGGGTTATCGAACTGCTCGTCACCGGCTAGGTAAGCTTCAATTGCTTCACGATATTTAGGGACCAAAACTTCACGTTTGTGGTTCACCTTTTCATCCTTACGATTGAAGGTTTTTAGCACCTTCAAATCACTTTCGAGTTCAGCTAAAAGCAGGTGAAGGCTGTTAGGATTAGCAACAAACTGTTTCTCAGGTGTCGATTGCTTTTGCTGTTTTGCCAAGGCTTCTTGGCGCAACTTCGCTAATGGACTGGCCATGTCTTCCCCTTAACCTGCGGCTGGCACAATGACAGTGACTTCTTCAATCGCTGCAAACTTGTGGTAATTGCCCACCGCGTAACCTTCCATACGTAGGTATGACGTTTCGAAGCGCTTACGGTCTTCTTCATTACGAGACTTACGCCACTGCGTTCCTTTTTGAGTCAGGATTTGCAGGTTGCTTAAGTTCGTTACCCAAATCATGTCCGGCGGGAAAAATGGCGGTGTATACACCGTTTTACCTGCAACGGTCTTAGCCAAGCTCTGCGCGGCTTTGTGCTCGGTGGGTACTTCTGCCGATTCCAATAAACGATGCTGCTCCGCGGCCACTAAGTTGCGGCCAATCAGAACAACTAAATCAGGGTCGCCTTGATGCACTTCATGGATAGTGGTGTTAATCAGATCGTTAACCAGTGAATCGAGGTTTCGATATGAACCCTCGGTTGCCCCTGTCGAATCCAATTTCACCGCAGGTAAGACTTGAGCCGGTGCCTTCTCTTTTGCGAGTTGTAGCCAGCCTTTGTTAACGTCTTCACCCATCGGGTTTGCTTTAGGATCCGTACTCTCACCCGCAATGGAGGTGCCATGGAAACCAATACGCAGCTTATCTAAGGCAAAATTACGCGTGATGGCGTTGTTCATCAGCTTCATCCACTGACCTTTACCACCCGAGTTCGCCCAGATTGTCATCGTAATCCAGTTGATATGAGCGCCTGAGTCCGTTTCGGTTAGCTCGTAGGTATTGCCACTTTGGTCAAGAGAGCCCATGAAGCGACCATCTTTAACTCGACCTGTCAGCAAGCCACTGTCACCCACATCGACCACTTGACCTTTAATTTGGTCAACCGAGATATTCGAAACACGGTTTAAGAAAGAGTCGGATTCAACAATAGCTTGGCGAAGCTTCGTTTCCATCACCGGCGTGATGTTGAATTGCTTAGACGCATCTACAACGCCGCCCGCCTTTGCTACGGCTTGGCAATATTCATCTAAAAATTGAGTCGATACTGCATTGAGCATTTACACGACCTCCACAGTTGATTCGCCGCCGTTGCCTTCTTCCCCTGGCTTTTGACCAGGGACTTCTTGCTTAAGCTTCGCGAACTGGGTTTCAAGGTTTTGTACTTGCTCGGCTACAGGAGCAAGCTGCTTCTCTAATTCACTAGAGAACTGCTCCAAAGAGAACGTTTGAACTTCACCTTCGGGTTTGGCTTCGGGTTCGTTAGGTGTTTGCGCTTGTAGGTTAAACTCTTGTTTGAGTTCCTCCTTAAGCTCACCTTTCATAATGCCGAACTGCTCTTTCATCGCAGCTTTGAATTGTTCTTCGGTCACTTCTTCTTCCTCTGGTTCAGGATCAGGTTGTGGCTCTGGTTGTTCATCACCAGAATTGAAAAAGGCATTACACAAGGCAAAGAATCGGTCTGTTTTTGAGTAACACTCATCAAGGCTGATTTCTTCCAGTTGGCTGCAACTCAGCTCTGTGGTTTGACCTTCTTGTCGCGAAAACTGAAGTAATGAAACACCAGACGACGCCGGGGAATCGGTCACGGCTAATCCCATCAGGTAGCACTTTCCTTGCCCTTTATAGTCTGGATTTGGTTCTATGGAGGTAAATAGCTTCTGCCCAAGCTTATTGGCTTCAAGTAGATATTGATTAGGTTCAAGTTTGGCAAACAAGCGCATTTTCCCATCCACTTCTTCAGCTTTAACCGCAAGCACTTTGCCCCAGTTACTTCCGTAACCAGCAAAGCGTTTGTGTTCAGGCCAAATCAAAGCGGTGTATTCACTCAAGGCATAATTTTCTGCAATCTGCATGAGCCATTCTCGGGTGATCTTACGACCATCAACCGTTGGCCCTTCTGTTGCTACAATTTTCCAATCACTGGTTTTTGCCATTTGAGTTTTTTACCTAGTATTAATTTGTCAGTTAGGTGTTTCAGGTCTTCACAATACGCCTTTGATTTACCGGTTTCAGCCACTTCAATTCCGACCAGTTCGGATACAGGGCGCATCCGAACCCATCCGAATTTTGCTATGCAATTTAGGCTGTTACCTCGGCGTATGATTGATCCATGGCATATTCTCCTGAAACACGACACGCGACCCGTTCCCTTTATTTAAAGGCTTGGACGCCCAATGAAATCGCTTCCGAACTAGGTTTGAACAGCACCAGAATCATTTATCACTGGGCTGACAAATTTGGATGGCGTGATATGTTGCGCGAGCAAACGATTGATGAATCGATAGCGCGTAGAATTGAAACCCTGCTTGAGCTAGAAAACCCGACCAAAGGCCAGCTCGATATGCTTGATAGGCTCATCAAGCACCACGTACAACTTAAAAAGTTCCATGCTCAAGCTCAGTCAGTTGGAGATAAATACTCATCTAACGCAACTGAACCTGTGGCTAAAACTAGCGGTAAGAGCTCGCGTTCAAATAAGTCTGACGACAAGCAGAAAAAGAAGAGCAAAAAGAAGAACAACATTGCTGAGCTGACCAAAGAGAACTTCGCAACCTGGCATGAATCACTCTTTGAATACCAACACACGATGCGTAACAACCTGCACCAGCGTACGCGTAATATTCTTAAATCTCGTCAGATTGGCGCCACCTATTACTTCAGTGGTGAAGCGTTAGAAGATGCTATTTTGACTGGCGATAACCAGATATTCTTATCCGCTTCTCGCGCCCAGGCAGAAGTATTCAGAAGCTACATTATCGCGATTGGTGAAGAGTTTTTAGGTGTTGAATTAACGGGTAACCCGATCATTCTCTCTAACGGGGCTGAGCTCAGATTTTTGTCCACCAACTCAAAAACTGCGCAAAGTTATCATGGCCATGTTTATGTGGATGAGTATTTCTGGATCCCGAAATTCGATGAGCTAAACAAACTCGCGTCAGCCATGGCGACCCATAAGAACTGGCGCAAAACCTACTTCTCGACCCCTTCCGCTAAAACACACCAGGCTTACACATTTTGGACCGGTGACCAATGGCGCAGAGGCCGTGATACTCGCACCAATATTGAGTTCCCCACCTTTGACGAATATCGAGACGGCGGCCGAATTTGCCCAGATAAGCAATGGCGTTACATAGTCACGATTGAAGATGCAGCTGCAGGCGGCTGTGAGCTTTTTGATATTGATGAACTGCGCGACGAATACAGCAAAGACGATTTTGATAATCTGTTTATGTGTATTTTCGTTGATGGCGCCAGCTCCGTCTTCAAGTTCTCAGCCCTTGAAAAAGCCATGGTGGACATTAGCCGGTGGCAAGACTTCAAACCAAATGACAAAGACCCCTTCGATCGCCGTGAAGTTTGGTTAGGTTACGACCCAAGCCGAACTCGAGACAATGCTTGCTTAGTTGTGGTAGCACCGCCCATTGTTGCCATTGAAAAATTCAGAGTACTTGAAAAACACTACTGGCGAGGTTTGAACTTTCAGTACCAGGCGCAGCAAGTATCAAAAGTGTTTGAGCGTTATAACGTGAGCTATTTGGGTATTGATACAACAGGCATTGGCGCGGGTGTCTATGACTTGATTAACAAGAAACACCCGCGAGAAACCGTGGCCATTCAATACAGTAATGAGAGTAAGAACCGCTTGGTGATGAAGATGATAGATGTGGTCGAAGCCAACCGCATTCAGTTTGATGCTGAGCACAAAGATATCGCCATGGCATTCATGGCCATCAAGCGAGCGACCACCAATAGTGGTAACAACATGACCTTCAAAGCAGAGCGCAGCGAGTTAACCGGACATGCCGATGCATTCTGGGCGATTTCCCATGCCTGCATTAATGAGCCGCTCGATCACTCTGAAAAACGTAAATCAACTTGGCAGATGTAAATCAATGACTGAACACACAACAGAAATAATCACTAAAGAATCCGCTAATGATGAAAGCTTGATGTTTAGCTTTGGTGAGCCAGAAATCATGGACCGTGATTTCACCAACTATGAATACAACGAGCTTTACTACAACGAAGACGGAAACTACTGGGAACCGCCACTCGATAGAGCTGGCTTAAATAAACTCACTAGAGCCAACGCTTATCACGGTTCTATCTTAATGGCTCGCCGTAACATGATTGCGGGCCGTTACACACAAGGTGGAATGCAGAAACAACAAATGCAATCAGCCGTACATGACTTCTTAGAATTTGGTGACACTGCCCTGCTTAAGCTGCGTAATTACTTTGGCAAAGTCATTGGGCTATGGCCTATCCCTACGATGTATTTACGTAAACGTAAGAACGGTGACTTCGCATTCTTAGAGCGAGACGACAAACAGAAGAGTTACAAGAAAGAAGACATCATTTTCATCAAACAATATGACCCAGTGCAGCAAGTCTACGGTGGACCGGATTACCTTGGTTGTGTTCAATCTGCTTTGCTTAGCCAGGACTCCACCACGTTCCGTCGCCGTTACTATAAAAACGGTTTGCACATGGGCTTTATCTTCTATGCGACTGACCCGAACTTGAGTAAAGACGATGAGGAAGACCTAAAGCAGAAGATGGCTTCAAGCCGTGGCGTGGGGAACTTCCGCTCGATGTTCATCAACATTCCAAACGGCAACGAGAAAGGGATTCAATTGATACCCGTTGGCGACATTGCGACAAAAGATGAGTACGAGAAAATTAAAAACGTCACCGCGCAAGAGGTGATCACCGGTCACCGATTCCCTGTTGAACTGGCCGCTATCATTCCAAACGGTGGTACTCGTGGAGACCCGATTAAATTTGATTACGTTTACTGTAAAAATGAAGTGATACCCGCTTGCGAAATGTTCATGGATGCAGTGAACAGCGACCCAGAAGTACCCAAACACCTGCATTTAACCTTCAATTTGGACAATGTGGCGGCCTAAGTGGCGTGATGTTTTTTTGCAATTACGTTTTTATCTTCAATTTGCGCTCAGCCCTTTCCTCACAAGGGCTGAGAAACAGCTCAAACGATCGTCGTAAAATACAAACGATCATTAAAAAACTGACCTAAAATACAAAAAACCCATAATTTCAATAACTTAATAAAACCAACCAGATCATCATTGATCATCAAAATTTCAATTCCTTGCAATTTTTTGCACTCTTCGCAATTTTACTAGGCGCTCTGTAAGCCATTTTGAGCACTGTTAACTTGCGGCAAACCCCGTTATTCCTAAAGGGCTAGCGGCTTGTTAGCCTTCCATAGCGGCGCCAGAATTTCACTGAAATAGAATTGCGAAAAAATGAGATCGAAAACGCTTCAGGTGGGGAGGAGGAGTGCGTTTTCTGTCAGTTATCGATACATTATGCAGCGCAGTTAATCATTTAGCTAATAATAAAAAACCACCGCAAGCGGTGGTTAAAACAAAGAATTGCAAATAAAAAAGTGTAATAAACTAGTCTTAAGTCACCACTTTTGGATAAACCCGCTCTCATTGTTCAATAGCGATAAACTAACATTTTGTATTCATCACTTTATTAATACAAAATGGAGTACTTATGTTTTATAAGATACTTCACGTAAGAGTCAGCATTTATGTCATAGTTGTTTAAGTGATCTATTCCATCAAATTCACCATACTCTTCTTCTGCTTGCTTAATGGCTTTGTTTACGATGTTGCCCTCTGAAAGATGGCTAACCTTGGTCTCAAGAACTTGATATTGTTTAAGCTCTTTATCTGTAAATAAGCGTCTAACTTTTTCTAGTGACTGTACCTGGTCACCGGTACTTTGGTGCCTAACCACATAAGAAGCAGGTGTTCTCCTTTCAACACTAGCTCCAATATCCTTTGCTACACGAAGTAAATCACTCTTTTGCCTTTCTCGATGCTCTTTGATTAACCCTTTTATTGCCAGTCTCCTTTCAGAGGTTCTTAGTATCTTCGCTCTTTTCAGGTTTTCATTAGACTCATAAGGCTTGCTTGACCCAGAACTTGATGGCACATCTTCTTCAGTCCATGCATCATATGCTTTCTTAGCAACCCACATTGCAGGAATAGCCGCCAACCATAATGCCATAAATTATATCCTTTTTAGTGCAATCAAAGCTCTGCTGCGCAGAGCTTTGATTGTAGTTGCTAAGCTGTCTTAGTATCAGACTTACCACCCAGAAGTAAACTACGAAGCATATCTAATGCTTCTACAGAACGTTTAATTTCATCAGTATCGTACTCTGTAGCAGCTTCTTCTTTCAATTTATGAATGTACTCTTCGGTCTGCTCAACTAGTTCATCGAGTCCGGCTTGGATAGCAGTTTGAGTACTATTCCAAAACTTGGTAATACAGTCCTCAAGTTGGTCCCAAACGTTCTCTTTCTTGATTGCATCCGAAACCTTCTTCGCTAGGCTTTTCTGCCAAGAAGCTCCCATCAGTCGATAGACCATATAACCAATCGCAGCTGCGATTGCAATACCAATAGTAATAGGTCCACCAAGCGCAGCAACAAACGAAGTCACAGAGGTGACACTACTAGCTAGGCCTAATGACACAAGGACACCGGCTGCCTTACCGACCAAAATGTACGCCCCTAAATTACTAGCAATTGTAGAAACATAAAGAGCCATAGCACCAAGACTTCCGAGACCTGTCATACCACCGACAAAAGCAGCCCGGGAGTTAAACCCTGAAACATCTATATCAAGGTCACCTATCTCTGAGTCAATAGATGCTTTGGTCATTCTAGGTGCAGCTTCTTGCCATTTTACCAGAAGAGCCTCTACTTCATTTGAGACTACTTTACCACTAGATTTAAGATTGCTCTCGAGCTTTGAAGTAATCAACTGACTAAAGTAATTACCGATTTCAGTCTGAGCTTCTTTTTTATCTTCGTAAGTTTCGGTTAGTAGAGCCTCTAAACCATCAGGTGAAGATGTGTACCGATAGAAGTCTTTCATGTCAGCTAAGTCTTTGCTCTTTCTATCTTTACAAGAAGAAATTATGTCTTTAAATTCAGATGTTATTTCAGCAGCCTGCTTACGAAATCGGGCATCCTGTGCTTCGACCTCTTTAACTCTGTCAACACTCGCTTGCTCTTTATCTTTCAGAGATGCAATAGCAACCTCTAAAACCTTATCCGCTTGTGAGTAAATATTGTTAATATTTTGTTCTACAATGGCAGTATGGTTGTCAATCAAGTACTCTGCCATTTCATCTACTTGGCGAATTAGTGATGTACGATAAAGCTCATTCTCGCGCCAAAACGGTTGTGTGCGTGCTGTCAACTCACTCGATTCTGGAGCCTCGTCGATATAACCATCTTCCACCCAATGATTAAAAACCAACTTGTCTAGTTGCTTCTTAATTCGCTTAAAAGTGACTTTGCCAACCATTGAGACATCATCAGCTGAGAGCTCACTGTGACAGTGAGACTGTACGAATAGCATGTGCTTAAGTGGATTATTCTTATCAACAGGTGGGCGCTGACGAATAATATTTGCAGCAAAACCCAGATCACTCTCTTTGAAGAAACCGGCATGCATTGAAAGGAATACCACACCATCAGCTAGTTCTATACCACCAAGAGCTTTTTCAGTGTCTTGTTCGTCGTCACTATTCAAATCCCCAGGGGTATCCAGTAGCCATACTTTCTTGAGAATAGGGGCATCCATGAATACAATAGCAATATATGCATCATTGGTGACCGACTCATCATGATTGTGTACGCCCAGACGGTCTAAAATATCAGTCCCGCCTTGTTCGATTAAGTACCGATTGACCAAATCTTTAGAATGGATCATATGAGGCTTAAAGCCCTTTCGGAAAATTGCAACCTGGCCGTTGATGTTTGATGGTTGGTCATCGATGTGCATCAACAAGTTCACAACACACGTTGCTGGCTGAAACTTTTCGGTTAGAACTTTACCACCAGTCAGCGTATTGAACATGGTTGTCTTACCTGAGTCAAAATGCCCAAAACCACCAATTATTGGTTTGCCGTTTAACGACTTAAGTAGGTCTTCGTATTTCTCAAACTTATCTCCAAGTCCTATTGATGCGATGTAACTTTGCTCCTTCGTAACTTGGGCAATAGCTTCCTTAGTTTCCGTTATCTTTTCTAGCGCTTTTGCTACCTTCGTAGCCACTTCGTTCATACTGACAGTTGTCATCGATAAATCTTCCTTTTTATATGTAATTTGATTCAGGAAATCGTAATAGCGATTAGGCTCCATACCAATTGCATTTAAGTAACCAGCTAGTTTGATCGCATCAGCTTTTATTGGTTGTTTTTCTATCCTAGAGACTGACCTTTGATCAAGAGTTCGCCCCATCCCATATATATCCGAACGAGCAGCAACATCGTCTTGAGAAAGACCTGCCTCATTTCTAGAGCTAATAAGGAACTCTATAAGCTGCTTGTTGATATTGTCATTGCTCATGCTATGCACCTATAAGCTAGCAAGCCATAAGTCTTGCTTATGTTTAGACACTTTTGTCTGAATTAAAATCACTATAGAACCACAAATCTAACATGTCAATTAATTAGACATTTTTGTCTTAATTTTTGATATTTAACTTTAAACTAGATTCAGAACAACAAAGTCTAGATTCGAGTTGCACTACCTTGTAAGCAAGTAAGTCAACGAAAATAAGTACAAACGCTAAGGCAAAACTGAAAGTTTGAAATTTCTATACCAAAACGTAGTTATCCATACTAAGGAAAAGACTAAGACTTATTGGGTTGACTCAACACTAATTGCCGCTCAAATGTACTGTATAAATCATCAACATAATTTAGTACTATTAGCCTATAATTTCGATAGGTTTATGGTGTCATATGAGAGTTGTTTGCCCTGAATGTGGCGAGAAAGCCCGCATACAAAAATCAAACCGTATTTCAGCGGGTTATAGCGACTTATATTGTAGTTGTAGCGACCCCGAATGTGGCCACTCTTTCGTGATGAACCTAACCTTCAGCCATACTCTTAGCCCTTCGGCTAAAACGACTTCTCAGTTAGCTTTTGAAATGGTTAAAGCCCTGGCACCTGATCAGCGCCAAGAACTAAAACAACAGCTATCAATCCTCTAAAGTTTAAATTCAGGGCTATCTCCACCATCAGCCATTTCAATTAGCTGCTTCATTGCGGCTAACTTTTCAGGCTTCAACTCTTCTCTTTGGTCTGCAACCAATAAACCCATCAAATAAATACCTACATCAGCTCTGCTTTCACCTTCAGTGCTGAGTGCTACAGCATCTATAATGAACTCCATCGCTTGTAAAAATATGTCCTGTTGTTTTAATGACATAGCTCTACTCCAAACCAAAAGACTGGATAAATATACAGTACTTTTATAAATATTCATACAGTGTTTTTATGAAGCGAGATTCACCCCTCATTCTGATAACTAATCTGAGCTTCATATCAGCGGCCATTCAGCGGTTTCAGGAAAGAACGACAAATTAGGCTGTTCATATTCATAGTCGTCATCTTCTCCAGCTAAAGGTTCAGGCTGTTTTACCTCGAAATCATCTAACCAGCTTAAATCTGGCTTGGGTTGGTACTCTTCAACCAGCTGGGCTGGGCGAACCGTGCCGCATGGTAGATGCTCCGCAGGGCGGATTCTTATACTCGTTTCATCATCTATTCGAATTGAACTACCTTGTTGCAGCGCGATTAGAGCTGAACCATCAATGTTTGGCGGTAACCCGCCACCTACTGAGTAAGGTTCTAATAGTCGCTTAAGCTGATCGCTGACCTGTACTTTCTGCGGTAGCGTACAGTTATTGACAGAACTCCGAGAGGAATCAGAGATTCCAGAAAGAGCAAGATCAAAAGCCCCCGCTTCAGCGTCATCGCTCTTTTCAGTTTTTGTCACTATCTGCCAGGTCTTAAGGCGAGTCTTAACCAACTCACCTGCAGCAACAAAACCTTCTATCTTGCGAACGTCTTCGCCATGCGGAGAAGCAAACGGCAGTACTTCGTAAGAGTTCGTTATCAGCAAATCCTCACGCTTAACGAATGGCCCACCCTGCCCCATGATGTAGCCTTGCCAGTTGCCATGGTCGGCCGCTTTCATTGTTCCTGCGACATTCACTTGGTCAGTATTAGCCCTCGCCTCATAGTTCTCAGCAATGACAGCCACTAGCTCTGCATTCGTCATGACATGAACTGGTTTAAACGGACCAACTAAACGGTACATAGACATGAGGTAAATAGAAGCCAACTCTTCACGTTCTTGCTTGAACACGTATTCCATGAAGGCTTTCTTGTTTTGACTTGCTAGGCGACGCAGCTCACGGTAAGTCGTGACCGGTGCACCACCAAAGAATTGAAATTGACGAATACCCCAGCGGCTCTTCCAAGCATTGACGTTTTTGGCCATCGCTTGCACAGATTGCCCGGTCTCTTTCGAAGCCTCTTCACCCATGGCATAGCCATCAATATTTTTAGAAATGTACTTAGCGATGTAGCCCGTTGCTGTGCCTTTTTCTGGGTCGATATACCCAAAGTCACAACGAGGCTGATAATTGAATGGGCCTTGAATAGATTGCTTCTTAGCTGCACGTTTTTCGTTGCGATCGAAGAACGGGTAAAGCTCTTCTTTATTTTCATCAACTGCATAGCGAATAAACACGTCACGCACCTTGGCTACATGCTCTGGCTTAACCCAAATCAGCAAATGCCAGTGCGGAGTACCATCATGATGTGGCTCAGCAACGCGAATACCAAACCAACGAATCTCATCACGGCCTAACTTGGCACGAATGCGCTGCCAAACCTTATTCAAATAGGTTTGTGTTTCACGTGGGCTCGCCCCGTTCCAATGTGGAATGAAACCGCCTTTCTTATAGCTATTATGATATTTCGATGGTGCTGTCAGCGTTAAGAACAAACCTTGTAGGCCAAGTTCATTGCCGATATCTTCACAACCACGACAACGAACCATTAATTCATGACGACGAATGGCTGGGTTCGACATGCTTTTCAATACCATGTCTTCCATTTCAACTTCTTCGCCTGTCGTTTCTTCTTGAAGTAAATGACCTTGAATAAAGTCCCAGCTCTTCTTTTGCTGAACTTGATGCTCTTGAATGCAGTCCCATGAAGCATAAGGTGATGCTTTAGCCGACACTTGCCCCATAGCAATAGCTAAGTGCTCACGCATAATTTTGCGAATGCGCTTTAAGCGTCTAAACCACCACTTTTCACAACTCAACTTAGAGATAAACGACATGATATTTTCAGGCGTAATCTTCTTGTCATCACTTGGCGTTTTTACCCCAAAGCTACGCACCAAAGAAACGCACTGCTTATAAACCATTAATGCCGCTATGTTCTCACCGTTCTCGGTTTCACATTCAATTGTCTGAGTCAGTGCCGTTTGATAGCGAATCAAGATAGACACAATTTTAAATGCCATATCTCGAAGTTCATCTTCAACAAGCTCGGCAATGATTTTGCTTCTAACAGGTTTACGATTTTTCTCGGCTTGTTCGAAGTCGAAACAGGCTTGCTGGTTCGCTTGTTCAAAGTTGTTTTGCTGAGGCTTGCTATCGTCGTCGACAGCATCACTCAGCAAAGCAACCTTAGAAGTTGTAGGAAGTTGTTTGTATTGCTCTAACACCAACAGAACACGCCTATGCGCGGGTACCATTTTTTCACGAATGAACGTATTCGCAGCAAAGCGGCCTAGCTTCTTAAAAATCGAAACATAGCGATTTGCGAAGTACTTAGTTAGGTAATGAGGGAGTTCGGCAAAGTGCTCAGAAAGCCAGTCTTTGTCTGCAGGGTTTACTTCATATAACTTACGTTCAACAACAGAAAGGTTTTCAGGCTCACGATCGAACACCTGGCGAGAAGACAAAGCCAAGTTGTCTAGTGGGGTAACTGCTTGTTCACCACCTACCCATTCAAGGAAGGCTTCGTGTGATCGCTCTTGTTGCTGTTCATTAAATTCAATGCTGCTGATATCAACATCTTGATACCACGAAATAAGGCGTTCACCAGAAGTTTGAACCTTCTGCAGTGAGCGCCTGTTTTTCTTGGAAGCGTAGGTTGATTTCATTAACACTCATCCAAGAAATCTTCGGGGTTACGAGTGATTTTCAATTGAACCTGGATAGACTCATCACCAGATAGCAAAGTACCTAACAGCACTTCATTATCTGGGTGATCACCTTCCAGCATTTCTACTAATAGGGTTTCAATATAATCAGGTGCTTCAGCCGCAACTTTCTGTGCTTCGCTCATAACTGAACACCTAATGCTGTAGCCCAGCTGCTAGACATAGCATCAGGTTTTTTAATACCGATTTGATTGGCTTTACGGTGCTCTTCGCTCATACCTGTTTTCTGTTTAGGCATTTCAATGGCTTCTTTTAAAGTCATCCCTTCAGACAAACGGCCATATAGAGTGGCCTCAGAAATTTCCACCAATTTAGAGATAGCTCGCATCCCCTGTTGCCCTTTGTGCTCATATTTGACTTGAGCAACCTGAGCGCAACGAGGCATTGTGACTGCTTGTTCAATATCAAAGCCTCGCTGTAAACGCTTCAACAAGGTGGAATAGTTAATACCGAACTTTTCAGCAATGGCTTTTACACCCTTACAACCTTGGTATTCATATTGATGAGTCATAACGCAGTTAGCTCCTGTGTATCCATGATCATGTGGCCGCCAGTGTGGTTACCTTTGATAATCACGCCGTTCAAAACGTGCTGGCAGTTGAACAGCTCGCAAGCCGTATCAATCGCAGGCTCTGGTGAGTCAAACTCACCTAACAACACGTTCTTCACTTCGTTAGTTTCATCATGGCGAACAACGCCACCACCGCTGTTCAGGGCAACGGCTACATAACTCAGCATCAGCAAGCCTCCACTGTTGGGTAACCATGTTCATCGGCCATATCGCGCCACCACATTTGCATTTGAGTGGTTTGAGAAGTGGACTTATTACAAGCCGACACAAAGAACAGCGCACGAACGGCACCTAAAGCTTGATTTGCGATATCTCGGTCAGAAGCCGTGTTGTAAACCACAATCCAAAACGCCCACCAAGCGGTAATGAAATCTTCCAAGCAGAGTCCTTGTTTAGTACCGTTAACATTCACAAGTAGTGCTCGCGTAGAATCCAAGCTCAGCACATCGCCTTGGCTAGTTTCTGTGATATTGAAAACCCGCATGAACTGTTCAATCTTGCGAGTAGTAAACCCTTCTGAACGCAACGCGTGGTTCAAGTCTTTCTGATAAACAGAGATAGTGCTCATGCAGCCTCCTCCCCTAACCTTTTAAGTAGAGACGTTGCCTCTGTAGCAAAATAGCGTGAGTCTTGAATCTGTCTTTCTAGATCAGCGGTTGTGAGTCCTGCCTCTCGAACCACGTCAATACCCGCTTCCATGCAGTCGGCAGCTTCAACTAAACGATCTCGTAAATGCCCCATCAAAATCACACTGTTTAAATGAGATGAATTTGAAAGAGAAAGAACACACAGCTCTTTGCTTAAACCAAACTTACCGCCCTGCAACACATGAGTAATCTCATGAACCAGGGACGCACCCGTTTTATAGCCTTCGCTGTCTACTTCATGCTGTATCAACACATCGTTGGCTTGATAGTTACGATCATTGACTCGAATTTCAGCCGTTTTACGACCTAAACGAACTTCGTTAAAAAACTCTGATTGGGTTTTTACTTCATGTAATTTCATGCTCACGACCCCACTGCGGATAAACAAAACTGCTCAAATTGATATAACGCTTCATCATCAAAGTGGCCTAAGTCACGGAGGCCAAGCATTTCAAGGAACAGGTGGCGGTTACTCATATCTAAGTTCGCCCAATGGTGAAGCTGTGAAACTTGCTCTATCGAGCCATTGCGGTACCAGCTAGGGAATGAATGACCAAAGAACACACGAGCGCGATCGCTTTCCATTGCTTCTTTGATATCGGCTAAAACGTCTTCTTGTGGGCGGTGGGTTGCGACCAGCTCTTGCTTCTTCGCGATAGCATCGAGCTGAATCAAAACTTGGTGTTGCTGCTCTTGATTGCTTGAATTAAAGCGCTCTGCGATTTGGCTAAAAGACTGACTAAATAGGTGTTCTTCAATATTACTCATCATCATTTCCTCAAATTTTGGATATAAAAAACCCTCCCTCTTAAAATCAAAGAGGGATAAAGGGTGTAGGCATAATGCCTAGTGGCTAGGTTTTCTTGGGTGTAACTGGGTTATGACCAGCGCGAAAGTACATCCTGTGCGTTGGCATCAATTCGGTTGATTTCACGTGAAAGGCGCTGTCGTTCGGCGTTGCTATCACTCCTAGCGTACTGCGCTTGTAGCTCTGCTCGGCGCGAGCGAAGCGGCTCTAATTGGCGTTCGCCTAGTTCTTTTCTGGTACGTTGTAAAAACGTTAGGCCGCGTTCTTTTTGCTCACGGTTCAAAGACCAACAAGGCAAATCAGGGCATGGATTTTCTAGTGGTGGTAATGCTTGGTTTGAATGTTCGACTGTTGCAACTGACATACTATTTTCCTCTAACTTAAGCCAGGAATAGCCGAACCATTGGCGACCAAATCCACACTCATAGCTAAGAATGGGGAAACGCCTTTTGTGCGGCTTTCTATATCGTTGATAAGAAGCACAAGGTTGCTAATACTCGCTTGTGCCTTTTGGATAATGATGTGTTTGTTGGTGCGACTAAGGCGATCTTGTCCTGCATGCTCTAAAGCCATACGAGACAAGTCACCAGAATGCATCGCGTTTTCTAATGCGCGCTTAATGAAGGTTTCTTCACTCGCATCATTGGGGATCTGTGCGGTCACCACGCCGAGGCCAAGCAAAAGACTATTAAGAATGGTGAAGTTGCCACTCGCCTTGGTGATCATCACAAGTTCTACATTGGTAAGGATATGCGGCTGCTCTGGGTTGAGCTTATTGCGCAGCATAGTGGCATTCATATCCACGGCCTTTGCTAACTTGGTCATGTTCTCCGAATTCGCAAATGCACAACACGCTTCGTTAAATGCCTTTTGTTTAGAGCCACGGAATTCGCACATTGAGTCAATTTTGTTCATAACCAATACTCAATTGAAGACAAACGGGACGAAAACGAAGCCCCAACCAAGAACATTGAGCCATAACGGACAATACTCTTTGGTTGGAATTAGGGAAGATAAACGCATGACGGCCTACCCTAACTTTTCCATGGCTTCACGAGTCGCCATTTCAACTAAGGCGATCATATTGATGAGAGGGGTTTCTTTACCTTTTGCTTTAGTTTTAATAGGTAAGCGGCCATCGGCTACCCAATCCATGATGGTGCGCTTAGGCATTCCAGAGAACTGAGAGTATTGGTCGTACGTCATGAAAGGCGTATTTAGGACTACTTGATATGAGAGCATAGTGATATCCTGTTATGTTATTGAATGTGTTGTACCGGACTAGCGAGTTGCACCTCGCGGTTAACCGTTGAGTGAAAATGTAGACTTTTTATGAGTGAATATCAAGAACAAATACCCTCTTTTGAGTACATCGGCGGTAGAGATGTAACAGAAAGGATGAAGCTCGTCACAAAAACAAGTGACTTCAAGTCGCTTGGTGAGTGCTTAGGTGTGTCAAAAGGCACGATATCGACTTGGCACCAGAGAGGATTAACCCCTTACGAAGTGATTGTGAGACTTCATTTGAGGACTGGAGCTTCTATCAAATATCTAGCCTTGGGAGAAGGTGAACCGTTTGATGACAAGAAAACCCATACATCTAAGAAAAACGAAGTAAAAAGACTCTTCGATGTTGATCTCTTTTCACTTTCAAACGGCAAACTTGTTGGCAATGAAACGCTAGCTTTTGATAAAAGCTACTTAGACAAACTTGGGGTTCTGAATGTAATGGGCATCGAGCACGATGGGACTACATTCATTGTCGATAAAGAAGTTCACCAAGCAGTAAGCGGCACTTACCTAGTGGATATGGACGGCCTACTGTCTCTAAACGACATTCAGCGCTTACCAGGTAAAAAACTAGCAATTAGCTTTAATGGCTCGACTCTAACTGTTGATGAAGATGAAGTAAGGGTTGTGGGTAGAGTTGCTTTGGTGATGGAAAAAAAATGATCCAAACAGAATATTATATATTGTCAGTTGAAAAATAATAAAATGAAAGAAATAAAACTAATAGAAAAAAAAGTAATTGAAGAATTAGTAGCGTTCCTGAGTAATCTAAACGACTATTCATATCAATTTGATAGCCTAAATACAGATGATATTGTTGATACATCAGCATTATATAGAGGAATGCAGCATCAACATGGAGTAATTCTTTTAGATAGTTCAATGCTAATAATTAATTCGTCATTCATGGAAGATTGGCAAGTTACCAGTTTACTCGAATGGCTGAGTAGTCACGAACTTTTAGATAATGTAATCGCTTCCAATTTCTCATTAATATCATTTGACCAATTAATACTCCTACCTAATTTAAGGCATTTAGCATTTTCTGGAAATATCGACAAAGCAACTTCATTACCATTTGAAAATCTCGATTCTTTAAATTATGAAGGAGATGATTTAGTTAACTTATTAGAATGCTTACCGGAACAAACAACGAAAATAAGATATCTAGAATTAAAATCAAGCACATTAGATATAGTAACCATCAACAAGATGATTAACTTGGAAGAACTCAACATCAGCAAATTTGATGGTGACTTCCCTGAAGATGAACCCCTCAATCTTCCAAACTTATCTTCCTTTACTTGCTTTAGAGACTTTAACATCTCACATCTAGCAGCGTGTCCTAATGTTTTAAATGTGAATGGTTCGCTTAATACTGAACTAGACTACTCTCACCTCGTTAACAACATTAAGCATGTTGCTATCGGTAGAAGTCTAAACTTATATCTCGACAACTTATACCTCAACAATATTGAATCGTTAAATTTATATTCAAGCGGTTCTTTGACAAACATTACTAAACCAATACCATCACTTAAATTCCTTTCGATATATAGCCCTCCATCAAGAAATGTAAGGCAGACCCGAGAATTCAGGCTTTCAAACCTTGCTTTACTTGAGAATCTCGAGCACTTAATGCTACGTTCCATCAACATTATCGATGATACGGATAGTGGCTTCTTCCACAAGCAATTAAAGGGGTTTGACCTAGCACATTCTAATATTAATGATTTAAGCTTTATTACTAAATTAAATAATATTGAGCGACTGAACCTACCCAGCTGTAAAATTGAAAACATTGAGCCGTTAATGAACATGGAACGACTCACTCAGGTATATCTAAAAAACAACAAAATTATATACATCCCACCTGAATTATCAGAAAGATTCAACATAATACCCAGCCCAAACGCCGAATTAACCCCCTTCATAGCGGTAGGAAACAACCCTCTGATATCTCCACCAATCGAAATAGTAGATCGTGGGGAAAAAGCTGTTCGTCCTTATTTCAACTCTATGGTTGGAGATATGGAAGAGTTAAACGAAGCAAAAATCATTTTTTTGGGGAATGGCGAGGTAGGTAAAACCTCTTTAATGAAGGCCTTATCTGGGCAAAATTTTGACTCAGATGAAGCTACTACTCATGGGATCAACATTTGCAAATACAACGTTCCTATAAATGAAATGCGATCGATTGATGCAGCAATATGGGATTTTGGTGGACAGCAAATTATGCACGCTACCCACCAGCTTTTCTTATCTAGACGGTGCGTCTACGTATTAGTCATCAACGATCGTAGAGACGACCTACAACAAGAACAAAAAATCGAGTATTGGCTACAACAAGTCCAAACGTTTGGCGGTGATTCGAAGGTCATCATAATACGCAATAAGTATGACATGTTCTCTTTAAACAACGTGCCTGAAGGAAAGTTAAAGTCGAAGTTTCCTAATCTAGTCGCGATAGAGTCTGTCTCTTGTAAAACTGGCTATAATCTTGCCCGTGTAAGAAACATGCTCAATGAGCAAGTTCGCCAATTACCTATGAGAAAAGTTTGCTTAGCTAAAAACTGGATACAAATTAAAGAAGAAATCAAAGCTCTTTCATATGAAAAAGATCATCTCCCTTTATCCACATTCACTGATATATGTGTAAATAATGGGGTCGCAGACAAAGAAGCTCAAAATACTTTGAGGAACCTCTTGCACGATCTCAGTGTCATTATCGCATTCGAAGAACTTTCCGACTTCAACATGGGCATACTAAACCCACATTGGATTACAGATGGTATTTACACTGTAATCAACTCAGATGTACTTGAAGGAAGTAATGGGTACATTAAAGTTTCTGAAGTACAAAGCGAACTAGACAGAGTACATCCTGGTAAGTATGAGAATAAGGCTAGATTCATAATTGAATCGATGTTGCAATTCGAATTATGTCATTCAGTTGGAAGCAGCAGAAGTAACACTTATTTAGTTCCTAATTTGCTACCAAATGAAGTAAAGGACATTCAGTTAGTGCGTGGAGTAAACACCATTCATTTCCTATTCAAATACGAAAAGCTCTTACCACCATCACTTTTCCCAAAGCTGTTGGTAAGGATGAGCCATCAAATTGCCGCTGATAAACGATGGCGTACTGGCGCAGTTCTCAAGGATGTAGATCTCAATGCCCAAGCAAGGGTTGAAGTAGACAGCGTCGAGAAAGAGATTAAAGTCATAGTTACAGGTACCCAAGCTAGGGATTATTTCGCAGTTCTTAGGCATACTATCAGAAATCTGCATAGCCCTAGCCCTCAAGCTCTTGGCGTAAAAGAGCTTGTTCCTCTGGATTATTCAAGCGAATATGTTGATTATGAGGAATTGATCGGCCTAGAAGTCATGGGACAAACCGACTATATTAGTGGAAGACTTAAAGAAAGCTATCCTGTTTTAAAACTACTTAGTGGGATAGAATCCCGAGCTGAAACAGAAAAATCGGTTGCTCGACAAAAAGAGGAAATTAACGTGAGCGTAGAAGTAAAAACTGGTGATGTTAATGTTAGAACAGGTGATATCACCAATTCCTTGTCCTCTAGTTCAGAACAGCTTCAAACTGTCTCTCAAACTCAACAAGTAGATATACAAATCGAATTAAAAGGCTTGAGTGGTACTGCTGAATATGTGCTCAATGACTTAAAAGATGAAGCTGATTTCGAGATTGAAAATGAACGAGATAAGGCTCGCTTCATCAGAGAATGCGATAAAGTGAAGGAAGCGATCACTCAAATAGAGCAAGCAGATACACCAGAAAAAGCTAACGATAATCTTGGTAGCTTCTCTCGAGTTCAGGACTTTTTAAGTAATGCTCTAGAAGGTACTGGCAAAGTTGGTGAGACGATGCAATCTCTAGGGGACAATATAAGCAAAGTGAGAGATCTAGCTAAGAAGTACAACAAGGTAGCGAGCCTTTTAGGGCTTCCGGTCGTACCTGAAATTCTTTTGTAGATCATTCCAAAGTAAGGGCCTCGAGCTCGGGCCCTTATTATAATCTTTTTATTTATTCACAACCTTTCAAATAGTCTAACTTTTACCGTAATGAGCATACCTGTGACAATTTGGGCACAGCGCTACTGCATTCTCAACCGTATCATCCCCACCGTCAGCTAACCTAATTTTATGATGAACCTCTAAATATGGGGTTCCATCTTTTCTTCGAACAAATGGTGCTTTGGGGTTCCTACACTTTTCAGCTTCACAATACCCATTAGCCCTTTCTAAAACCTCAGCAACAACATCAGGATTACGGTCATATATTACCGTTGAAACAACTCTCTTTCTTGGCTTAGGGTTCTTTGCTGCTTTTTTTAGACGCTTTCTACGTTCAGCGGATGAGTCTTCTAGTGATTGTTGAACCTGCTCTTCAAAAGAAGCTTGGAAGTTATTGTCGAACATCGCTTCATTAGAATCTGCTTTTGCCAATTGAAACCACATTTTCCCATCAGAATCTGTTACATGTCCTAGGTACTTAAAGATACCTTTAAAAGTAAACGGTCCAGAATCAGTGTTCCTAACAAACGTGTAAATTGGCTTATCACCAGAGTGAATAATCGCATTATTATCTTCATATTCGACCTTAAAAGTCTCAACATCATTTCGCTTAACACTCTTTAGATAATATTTTAGCAATTTGTCATCCGATAGCCATTGATTAGGATACTTGCCATTATTCAATGTAGCCTTGATTACGATCTCTTTAACTTCTCCCTCAATCTTGTGCAATTGGATACCACCACACCTTGTATCAAACTTACCTATCGCAGAAAGTAAGTCTCTTGCGGGATAACTTTGGTTGAGCACAAAATCACTCAAGAGTGTTCGCTCATGGAGCCATGGCGCAAAAATTTTTTCGAATTCTGGCAGCAAGCTTTCGTAAGTGTGTCGACCAAGCTGTTGGATTTCTTCAACATGGTCATGACTTTTACTTGTCGCTACCGACAAGTAACGATATAAGTCTCCAATCGTCTTGAAGTTGTTAACCCAGCTTATCTGGCTCTTGGCTATATTACGGTTACGCTCAGATAATTCTGTAGAATCCAGAGCTGCCAGTAAACAATTGTCCAATATAAAATCTTTTGCTTCTTGTAACTTGCTCATATTATTAATATTTTAGGGCATATCATTTAACTATATCATTACCTCCACGGAACCGTAGAACACTAACCACTATTTTTGAGCGCGATCAAAACAACCCGAACACATTGTTTTTCCCATCTTGTTCAAGACCTTTGATCTGATGGTGCTTTGGTTCTCCACCAAACAATAAGATATACAACTTCCGGTCTTGATACGTCCCCACTACATAATGATCTTTCTGTATCACGTACTCGATAGTTTCGGCTTCCTCATCAGTGCACAGATACTTAATATCGACCAGCTTCACCCACTTCAAACCAACTACGTTCTCTGCTTCTATAAACCCACCAAATGGAGCTGTAAAGCGATTACCTACTTTCAAAAGCGCATCAATCACCCCTTGGTTCTTCTTACTTACCCCAATTGGACCATCACTGTTGATTTTGAAATGACTGTAACCAGCAGTCACATGAATTGAATGATACATAGCAAAAACCTATTAACTTTCTTAGCACTTTGAGAAAGGTGTCTAACCTGTGCTTTTTGTCCGATATAAAACATTGTTCTACGTTTTAGCTCGATTTATACTGTTTTTATATACAGTTATTTTAGGCTTTATTATGTCTATCCGCAATTTAAAAGATGGCTCAACCAAACCTTGGATCTGCGAATGTTACCCAAACGGGCGTTCGGGGAAGCGTGTTCGTAAGAAATTTGCGACTAAAGGCGAAGCCAAGGCCTTTGAGCTTCACACGATGAAAGAGATTGACGATAAGCCCTGGATGGGAGACAAGCCGGATCACCGAAGGCTGTCTCAACTTATTGAGCTTTGGTATTCACACTATGGTGCAACCCTTACCAAAGGCAATGTCATTCATAGTAAGTTTCTAAGAATGGCTAACGCGATGGGTAACCCTATAGCGACAGTTTTCAATGCAAAAACATACTCTGAATTCAGAAGTAACCGAATGAGTGGACAAATTAGCTTTGTTGATGCGCGCTGGCAAAAAGGGGCGCCTAGTATCGCAACGCTAAATTCAGAACTCGCTCGATTTAAAGCAATGTTCAGCAAGTTAAAAGAACTTGGGGAGTGGAAAGGACCGAACCCTTTAGAAGAAGTGAAACCATTTAAAGATCACGAACGTACCATGTCTTTTCTTCATAAAGAGCACATTACTTTGTTACTTGAGCATGTGTCTAAACACAGCCGGACAGATATGCAGAAAATAGTGAAGCTATGCCTAGCCACTGGAGCTCGCTGGAATGAAGCAGCTCAGCTGAAAGGCTCTCAATTAAGTAGATATAAAGTTACATTCACCAACACCAAGACTAAGAAGAATCGCTCTGTACCCATCTCAGAGGAGCTGTACAACGAGATATATAAACCAACCTCAGGAAAGCTATTTGAAGAGTGCTATACGCCTTTCTGCTACATATTAAAGAATAAACTGGGCATCACCCTGCCCTCAGGGCAAGCTTCCCATGTTTTGCGTCATTCGTTCGCAAGTCACTTTATGATGAATGGCGGCAATATTTTAGTGCTAAGGGACATTCTAGGCCACGCAGATATCAGCATGACAATGCGCTATGCCCACTTCGCACCTGATCACCTATCTGAAGCAATTATCCATAACCCTCTTTCTAACCTGTAACCTGTCGCCACAAAAATTTTTGCTCGGCTGTCGCCACTTTGTCGCCACTTGCCAAATTTCAGGTAAAAAAAGAGCCACTCTAAAGTGGCTCAATTCTTAAAATTTTGAACAAGTGTTTTAAACGTTATTCGCGACCGAATACGTTGTTCTCTTGCTCTTGCACACGGATGAAAGTCGTACGCTTAGTTAGCTCTTTAAGCTTTGCTGCGCCTACGTATGTACACGTCGAACGTACACCACCAAGGATGTCAGAGATTGTATTATGAACAGAACCACGGAACGGAAGTAAAACAGTTTTACCTTCTGCAGCACGGTACTTAGCAACACCACCTGAGTGCTTGTCCATAGCCGACTGTGAAGACATGCCGTAAAATTTCATGTATTGCTTACCGTCTTGCTCTACAACTTCACCGCCTGACTCAGAGTGACCAGCTAGCATGCCGCCTAGCATTACGAAGTCAGCACCACCGCCGAACGCTTTAGATACGTCACCCGCACATGAACAGCCACCGTCACCGATGATCATGCCGCCAAGGCCGTGTGCTGCGTCGCCACACTCGATGATTGCAGAAAGTTGAGGGTAGCCTACGCCTGTTTTAACACGTGTAGTACAAACTGAACCTGGGCCGATACCAACCTTAACGATGTCTGCACCCGCTAGGATTAGCTCTTCAACCATATCACCTGTTACAACGTTACCTGCAGAGATCACTTTGTCTGGGAATTCAGCACGTACTTTTTGTACGTACTCAACTAGGTGCTCTGAGTAGCCGTTAGCGATATCAATACAGATAAATACGAAATCTTCGCTAAGAGTCATGATTTGCTTAACTTTTTCAAATTCAGCTTCAGACGTACCCGTTGATACAAATACGTTGTTCAGTGTTTTCTTGTCTGCTGTTTTAGCGAACTCAGCCCACTGCTCTACTGTGTAGTGCTTGTGTACTGCAGTCATAACACCGTGCTCTGCTAGAGCAGCTGCCATTTCAAAGCTTGCTACCGAATCCATGTTAGCTGCAATTACTGGAGTACCAGACCATTGACGACCGCTATGCTTGAATGTAAAATCGCGGGTTAATTCAACTTGAGAACGGCTTTTAAGGGTAGAACGCTTCGGACGGAAGAGTACATCTTTGAAACCTAACTTAAGTTCTTGTTCGATACGCAT